CCCCGTCGGCCTGGGTCACGCACGGCACCCAGACCAGCCCCGGCCGCCGCGTGCCGTCGTCGCGCTCCTCGCCGAGGAGGTGGCTGACGGCGTTCGCCCGCGCCTCCTTGTCGGTGCCGCCCCCGGCCGCCGCGTTCTTGCTCGGATCGACCAACTGGACGCTGAAGCTCTCGTCCCGGGTCAATCGTACGATCTCCTGGAACAACGAGATGCCGGAAGCCTTGTTCTCGATCAGCACCCGGTCGCAGCGCTTCTTCTCCGCCCACTTGATCACCTCCTGCACGAGGTCGTGGAACTTGAGCCGCTGGCGCCAGACATGCACCACCATCACCTGGGGCTGGCCATAGAGGTTGGTCCACACTCCCAGGATCACCATCGCGCTATAGTCGTTCTCCTGCTTCTCGCCGAAAGCGGTATCAACCACGCCCAGGATATATTCGAAGTCGGGGAACTGATTCTCGCTGCGCCCGTAGATCAGGCTCACGCTCTTCGACCAGAACTCCCAGCCGTTGTACGGCAAGATGCCGCCGCCCCTGGGGATCGGCCGCTGCTGGTATTGGCTCGCCCAACCCACCGGACCCATGTCGCGCTTGAGGTCGTCGCACACTTCCTTCGACCAGCGACGAGGGCACAGAAGCTCGCCTTCAAGCGTGCGCGGATCTGAGAAACCAAGCTCGGTCGAACAATGTCTGCCACTCTCGTACTCCATCGGCAGCACCAGACAGGTGTAGCCCATCCCGGTGTCCATGATCTCGCCAGCGATGTCGCCCGAGTGCAGCCGCTGCATCACCACCACGATCGCGCTGCGCTTCTGGTCATTGAGCCGGTTGATCGCCCCCTCGCGGAACTTCCGAACCGTCGTCTGCCGCTCCATCTTGCTCTCGGCCCGAATCACCGAGTGCGGATCGTCGATGATCAGCCGGTCGCCTCTTTTTGAGGTCAGGCTGCCAAACGGAATACCATCGCGCGAGCCCGTCATCGAGTTTTCGAAGCTGAACTCCCCCACCCTTCTCAGCACGACATCTGGCCAGTGTTTCTGATACCAATCGCTTAAAATCAGATCTCTCATCCGCCGACAGTCCCTGCCAACTGCAATCTCGGCGAACGAAGTCGTCAAGTAGCGCAAGCTCATCATCGAGCGAGGCCCCCATTCCCAGGCGGGCCAAAAAGAAGAGACGAGCAAGCTCTTCATCGAACCCGGAGGGATGTTGATCAGCAGTCTGGTTATGTGCCCGTCGGTCACCGCCTCCAGGTGCGCGCATACCGCCTCCAAATGCCAGTTCGCGACAAACTCCGTCGCAGGCTCCAAAACATGCCACGCCTCCCTGACGAAATTGTACAGGCTGCGCTCGCTGCGGGCTCTGACCGCAGGGATGCTGCGGTCCATGTTCCTCGCGTTTTGATCGGAGGCCCTACGCCTCAGAGCCTCCTGGACCTGGGTCTTCGTCACTCGCCCGGCCAATGAGTCGATCAAGCTCATGCAGTTCCTCGTCGGAAAGTCTGTCGAGATCCACCTCAACACTGTTGCGCGCCTGATCATAGGCCGTCGGCTGACGCCACCCAAGCCGCTTGCCAAGCCAGAACCGCGTCATGCTGGCGTCGGCATGCCGGTAGTTCTTCTCGGGGCCGCCGACCGCCTGATGGTAGGCGCTCTCGATCACGTCGAGGTCGCGCAGATCGGCCGCCGTCGTCAGCTCCTCGCGGAACACCCGGTAGAGCGTCGAGGGCCGGAAACCGGTCAACCGCGCAATCTTGGTCACCGGGAAGCCGAACCCCGCCATCCTCGCCACGATGGCGCGAGCCTCCGGCGACGGCGCGCGGCCCCGGGGGCCAGTCCGATAGTCCAACGGATTGTAGGCGAGGGCCGCCATGTCGGTCGGCGGCGGCATCGGGTGAACCGCGTCCCAGTCCGGGATCAGCATGTCCCACGGCGGCGGCGGAACGTGGCGGGAGCCGATCGCAAGCCGACGAGCCATTGGCCTCAACTCCCTGGCGCATGCCCTGCGGCGGCAAGGGCGGCGTCGATCAAAGCGACATGGCCCACATTTCCTTTGCCCTGCATTATCCTCTCACGCAGTTCCTCCAGCGCCGCCACCAGCTCGGCGTAGCCGCTCGCGCGGAGGACGGCGCGGACAAGACCCGCTGTGTCTGACGCGACGGCGTCGAGCGCCTCTTGCTCGCAATGGCGGATCAGATCAGCCGGAAATTCATAATTGCTCTTTATCGACTTGGGATCATTTCCCCCCAACTCAGCCTCTGCTTCTGGCGCGGCCTGTCGCCACAATTCGTCTGGCAATCGTTCACCAAGAGGGTCGTTAAGAAGACCCATTTTTTGGGCCGCGCGCCTCCTTGCGATCCGCTCCACGAGGGGGCTCATCGCTCGCCTCCCGCCAAGAAATCTGCATCCTCCAATGTGATCAATTCACCCTCAACTTCCTCGCGCCCGGTTCCTGCGCAGCATAGACACGGCTCGACCCATTCGGCGTCTGGAGCATTAGGGTGGCCATGTTCAATAAACCCTTCCGAGCCACACCGCTCACAGAGGATGATGATTGGCAATTCATCTTGGGTCATGGAGAGGCTTTCATTCGTTCAATTTTAGATTATCGTCCACAATCTCTGGAGCATTTGGATTGGAAGCGTCCTTGTACCAAACGGATCGAGCGGCTTTGGTCCATCCGACTTTCGGTTCAGCAAGGGCGGCGATGGCGTTGGCGATGTTTTCGGCCGCGTAGAAGCCGCGAGGAAATCCAACGGCCCTCTTAGCCTCCGCTCGTGCAATCGCCTCGCACCGCTCCCGCTCGTCTGCGGCGGCTTGGGCTAGGGCGACGACGATTGCTGCAACTGTCGCTTCCTCGTCAATGACCATCGGAGGGCCATAGGCGATACTAACGGTCCCTGTGAGAGGAACAGGCGTCGCCTCAAGAACCTTGCGCCTGATAGCGTCGCGCGCCTTCGCCTCATAGTCCGCCCCGCCCTCATTCCGGCGTTTCGAATGAGGGCAACCCCCATGCACACAATCAGAATATGGCGGGTGTAACCCACATGTCGTGCAGAGGCCCGGAGTGTCATCGGTCATCTCTTCCCTCCTTCGTGCTCAGTGAGCCCTCATTCCCGGCGCTGGGAGTGGGGTGTACGGCGAGGGCGGCGTCGATCTGGCGCATAAGTTGCGGATAGGCGGCATACGCCGGATGCTGACGGATGGCGTGAAGATGTTTGCGCGCCTCGGCCAGCGCCGCCACAAGCTCGGCGTTCTGAGCGCGCAATTCCTTGATCTGCCCCGCAGCCTCGCCCAGTAGGTCTTCGACCGTATCGCCGTGGCCGGTGGCCAAGCTGTTCGCAATCATCCATCGGGCTATTCTCTCCCGCTCGGCGTGCGCCTTCACATCCATCGCACCTTGCCCTGCAACTCCGCCCGGCGCGGACAATCCTCCCACTTGACCCCGCACGGACACCGATCGGCGCGGCCGGGCTCGTGGCTGGCCTTGTCGAGAAACCGCCGACGGATCAAGACAACGAGGTTGTGGACTTGGGCAATCGCCTTGTTCACCCGCTTGCGCTCGCGTTTCATCCTGGCCTTGGCCTTGGCCTTCTTCCCCATCACCGCCTCCGTGGCTCCAACGCCTGCTCGATCTTGCGCAACACCACGACCTTCTGCGGGCCGTTGGGGCCGTGGGTCATAATGTAACCCCTGGCCCGGCCAAGCGCCGATCTCAAGCGCGCATTATCCGCTTGTAGCAGAAGCTGCTGCGCGAAGTCCACCGCCACATCCTCCGGGGTGGGGCCATCGATGTCATGCGGATCAACCAAACCACAGCCCATCGCCATCACACCGTCTCTTCGACCGGCGCCGATTTGACCAGCTCCTGCAATCGCTCGACCTCATCAAGCGGGCGGAACCGCTCCGATAGCCACCATCCCGGACGGCCAGCCAGACGGTAGTAATCAACCGGCTGATCCCACTGATAGGTTACGCCAGCGACCGTGGTCGTGTAGCGGCCCGGAGGCCGCACCAAGCCAACAACACAAATCTCGCCATAGACCGGACCTACCCCTTTAGGCGCCTCAATGCCAAATGCGTTGCTCCACGGTCCCCGCTGAATGCACACAACCTTCATCGGTCGCTCCATAATCCACATGACCATACTGGGATCATTGGCAAGCGGCCTGCATATTAGCGGGAGGGCTGACATTGACAAGAACGACGGCCGGGCCTCCCCCCCCCTTCGTCTGGCCAGCGCGCCCACCCCTATTAGGGGCCAGCGGGCGCTCAGTCCCCTGCCACCCACCACCCCCTTATAGGCAATCAGCGTGTCTCTGATTGGTAGTCAAAGGTACGTCCGCGCTATGTCGCTGATATTGCTACAGTCTGTCGCAGCTCCTGCATCACTGGGTAACATAAGGGTATCGGCCTGCGGACCCCAGGCGGACCTCGCCGACGACGGTCGCCGGGCGCGCGGCGCGGAACACATCGTACGATCAACCTCGCCGCTGCGAAGGCCTCCGATAAGCCGACCGTAGGGGGCTCGCACCAGGGTTTGGGCGCAAGATCGTTCACATCCGAACCACTGTGCAGGATTTGCTACAGTTTTTAGGTTAAAAGAGGGTCACTCGTGCGAGCGCGCGTACAGCGCGCGTGCGCGCCCGCGTAAGCGTTAAATTCTGTTAGGTTAGGTTATCGTGTGGCGTCGCCGCTTCGGGCTAGCCACACGGCAAGTTCCACAAGGCCTTAAGGGGTTAGCCGCTGCGCGCGTGCGCGAGGGCTGCGCGGGGGGAGAAAAACTCCTCTTTCCACCCACCTGTCAATCATTATTTTCTGACCCAGCAAA